TGATGATGTATTTCGTAACGAACAAGGGCGCGCAAACCACCCTGCGCCAGGTTGTAAACCCCACCGACGCGATCATGGTCGTCGATGACGGCGCCGACATCTACGAACAGCACGGCTTCGAGGAGTGGACGCTGCGAGACGACGTTGTAGGCCATGAGGGCTACGTGTTCGTGTTTGAGCCCGGTTTCGAGCGCCTGCGCGATCAGCTTGCCATCAGCCTCGGAGACGAATTCTGCTTCTGGGCAGACATCGAGTCCGATCCCTGGAACTACCCGGTTGATCAGCTCGCCGAGCGAGTCAAAAACGCAAAAAGGATGTGGGCCGATGAGGTTTTCACCTTCGGAGACCTGCCGCCAGAGCCGCCGCAGGAGGCTTTCACGACCGGATTTAGGCTCCTCGACGACCACGGCTTCCGCCTCGTCCGGTCAGCCTTCATGCCCGTTATCGGCCCTTATGGATCGGGCAAGTCTGTGCTGTTGCGCCAGCTCGCCGTCAATATGTGGCGCAAGCACAGATGGCGCAGCCTCTTCACGACCTTCGAGGAAAAGCCGAGCCGGTTTGAAAGAGATTTTCGGCATCATCTGGCGCATAGCCTTGGACACCATGTTGATCCAAATGGCGAGCGCGTATCAAGCGAACTATCCGAGGCGTTTCGCGGACTTCGCCGTAGCCGCAACGATCTGCTCGATGTCGATCGTCTTGTTGATCGCATTGATTATGCCTGCCGCGTTTACGGTGTGGACATGGTCGTTATTGACCCGGTCAACGAGGTGGATCACGTCATCGCGAAGGGCGAAAACAAGAGCGACTACATGGGCCGCTTTATCATGAAGCTGAAGCACCTGGCCGACGATCACAACCTGCTCATGATCTGCGCAGCGCACCCGCCGAAGGAGTCAGGCGCTCGCCGGTCATCCAGCCACATCTACACGCTCAACGACGGCGCAGATACGGCCCACTACGGCAACAAGGCGGACATCGGCTGGACTGTCTGGCGCCCCGATCTGACCGACCGGCGCACGTTCCTCAATATCGATAAGTGTAAGGACGTGGACGTGATGGGCCAGCCAGTCCATTGCAAACTCAGCATGAACAGCACAGGCGCGTTTGAAGTCATCGACACAGGCCCGATGGTGACGGCCGAAATCCTTGGAAGCAACGGAGAGTGAGATGGAAAAGAGATTGAAATTAGAGGAAGAAGTCCGACAGCTTGAAACGCTCGGCGAGCTGGCGATTCAAAACAGTCGCCTAAAGAATGAAAACAAGCGCCTACGCGAAGAGCTAGACCTCGCCAAGCAGGAATTGCGACACCTCAAGTACGAGATGGCAGGAGGGCTCAGGCGATGAGTGACGAAATCAAACCTATCTGTCCAGCGTGTTCTGGTGCTGGCACTGACCACATTCATCAAGGCACTTGCCGCCTGGGACGAATCGTCCGCTCTGGGCAGTATTTTTGTTCCGCATGCGCGTGGAAGCAAGAAGAAATCGTTCGCCTTCGCGCGGCGCTAAAGGATGAATACGATGCCGGTTATTTGGCCGGATATGATGCTGGTCGCGAGGACGCCAAGCTTGATAGAGATATGGGCAAGGAGGCACTAGGCGATGCCGACCTGTAACGACTGCGGCAGCAAAACGGTCAAGACTGCCCTGTGCCATGAGTGCGCCGTCACCTACTCGAACCGGCGGATGCGGGCAAAGGGAAAAGGGGCATTCGCCCCAGAGCGAAAGAAGGCGCACGACTTGCAACGGGGGCTCAAGGTCAGCATAGAGCGGGCTCTCAAAGGCAAACCGGCCAAGGACGTGCCGATCGCCAAGGTGGCGTGGTTGGAGCGTCCTATGCCATGAAGCTCCCCAGCGGCTACCGGTTGAAGGACGGCAAGGTCATCAAGACAACGCCGCGCAAATCAGTTAGTAAGCGGATAGCCGAGCGGAAATCAAAGAAGCAGAGAGTTGTGCGTCGAACCAAGGGAACTTGAGATGGCCCAGCTCGAACTCAGAATCTGTAACGCAATCTTGGTCGGCGCCAGCATGTTCTTGAGCGGATACTACGGGTATTCCCTCATGCTAGGCGAGATGCCTTTCGCCGGCATCATGTTCGCCGTCTGCGCCAGCGTTGCCTTCCTCGTGTCCCTTCTCGTTCGCCTGGCAAGCTTACGCTTCCAGCGCGGCGAATGGGTTTCCTTCGTCATGGCGTCCGTCATGGCCGGCATCGCGATCTTCTTCAACATCGTCTCCGATTACAGCTCGGCCACGATCCTGCGCGACAGCTACATGGTCAGCGTCTACAACGACAACCAATTGCATGACAACGCTGTGGCCGAAGCCAAACGCATCGAGACGGCAATGGCGAACCTCCGCGCGGAGACGGCATGGCGGACGAAATTCGAGGCCCCGGAAACCTACGAGGCTTTGATCGCCGAACAAAAGAACCGCACCGATCGCGGCGCCAACATCTATCGACGCACCAAGGGATGCACAGACACCACGCTGGCCATCAGCGAACAGGTATGCCGGGAGATCGCCCGCCTCGAAGCCCAGAAGGCCAACGCCGTCCGCCGGCAGGTCATTCTCGCCGAGCTGAAAACCCTCGGACAGCAGCTAGAGCAAGCCCGCACCGAGGCCGAAACCAACAAGAAGCTCACCAACCCGGCCCTGGCTCAGACCCGCGCCATCACCGCATGGTTCACCCTAGACCGCGAAAGCTCAGACGGGGTTGATTGGTGGGGGGGGAAGAGCATCATGCTCTACCTTACGGTCCTCCTGACTGGCCTCATCACCATCCTCGGATGGGAGCTAGGCCAAACCAAAGCGGCCGCCATGGTTGAACCTGCACCCCGCCCGCGCGCCCGCTACATCACCGCCGAGAACCACGAGCCCCAGCCCATACCGCTCAAGCCGGAACCGATCGCACCGCCGCCTGGCACACACACCAGCAATACGGTCGTGTACTCCCGCACCGGCGCCAGCCACGACAGCCAGGCCATCGCCCGGCTCATGAAAGAACTGGAAGATGAATTCGGCCTCCAGCCCAAGCATTAGTGCGCGTACCAACCAAGGAGCCACCAATGCATCAGGACACTCACCAACCCATTGCATGGCTCATACAACGACCAGATGGTTAGCAACGATCCGGCCTAACCATGTGCTCAATCCGCTCTAAGGCTTATGCTCAATCCGTTCTTCTTGCTAAGTCATTGATTTTATTAGGGCGGATCGTCAAACAGTCCGGCGGATCGTTGCGGATCATACGATCCGCCGGATCGTTAACCTTTCGGATCGGATATACAACTTATGAATATGCAAGCACACGAACTTTACGACGTCCTCGTTGAGACGCTGCGCGAGTCGCTGCTGCGCACCCGCGACCTTGAGATCGAGAACAAGGCCCTGCGGGATGAACTTCGTTCAAAATCGGAAACAAAAAAAGAGGAGGCCGAAGCCTCCCCCGTTACGCACAATGATGATGCGGAAGCATTAGCTTCACCTCACGACCCTCTCGATGCTTGGTGAGCATCCCGAGGCGCTGCATCTTGGTGACGACCTCGTGAGTCCTCTGAGGTGGCCGGCGAACGATCGCCGCCAGCTCCTTATTGGTCATCGGGCCATGCACCCGAAGCGCCTGATCGACTCGCCAGGCCCACTCCGGGACATGGTAGTAACTCCCGACGACCAACTCGAACTCACGCTGCTGCTTCATTGCTTCAAAGATATCCATCTCACCTCTCCTGTTGTGTTTCAACGCCTGTACGGGGCGAAGGGCTCGCCGTAGCAAGCCCAACACGCTAGACAGACACATCTTCTACCTTGGCCCTCTGGAGGGCCTCCAGAGCCCGCGCCTTACGCTCTTCTCGCCGAGCCAAACACGCCGCCATCTTGTGAAGCGTGGTTTTCATCTGCAAGTGATACTCAGCCATCTCAGGATCGTTTCGATCGCGATACCATTCGAAACCCCTTTGAGCCTGATGGCTTAACTCCCGATACTTGTCGATCTGTTCTAGTCGTCGTCGTTGCATCTCGTAGCCTCATCCGTAGCACTGCCAGAAGCAGCAAGATTTCGAAGACCAAGATGGCCAGTGGGACCATCACAACTCCGTATCTGTCGCCATAACCAACAAAGCGACGGTCAGGGTCGGAACGATACAAGTCAAAACGATCAGCATAGTCATGGTTTCCATCTCCATCCTGCGTGATTGCAGGGCCAAGGGGACAGCCGAAGCCATCCCCAAGACGCTACAATCAGTCATCCAACAAACACTTCAAAGCCCAGCGTCGTTGATCTCTTGCAAGGTCTAGCCTTCGCTGGATCGTAGACTGAACGGCAGGCCACCATTCCGGGCTGGATTTCCAGAGTTCGTAGCTTTGCTGCATATCGTAGCAATGCTGCGCAATAAGCCTGTTGAGCGTCTGAACACGTTCTTGATAATGATCTTTCATAGTCCATCTCCATCCCACGTGATTGCGGGGGATGGGCCACCGTTGCCGATGGCCACACCGCCGAAATCACTTAGCCCGTTCGATCGCGGCTGAGTTGCCGTAATCTGAAATCGTGACCGTGTAGACTTGATCGTCACCGTAGTGATCAAACACGTTGCGTTTCAATGCTCGGCGCGTGTGCGTGGTCGGCAGCGGCTCGCCTTCGAAAGTCACCGTCCGAGGGCTAAGCACACCGTTTTTGATAAGATCAAGAACGTCTTCAACAGTCAGATCGTTGTGGGTTGCTGATTCAGTCATTTCCATCTCCATCCTGCGGGATTGCAGGGGATGGGAGCCCGTCGCCAGGCTCCACACCGCTACAATCTCACTCGTCCCAATCAGGGGCGTGACTCCACTCACCAAAGAAATGACAGAAGCTTGAGATCGCGCCCGCGTAACGCTGCGGTCCGTAGATGCGCAGGCTGTAAGCCTTCCGATCATCCGGCTTCCAAACGCTGAACAATTCCTCGGCGATCAACTCCGCCTCGCGCAGGCTGGCAACCGTCACGTCCCGGAAGAATCCGTCCGTGCCATTGCTACCAACCGGCCGTTTCACAATCGTAAACGTCATCATGTTTCCATCTCCATGATTGTTACGCTGCACAAGGTAGGGCGGTCCCGAAGGACCGCCGCGCCGCTAGGCGCCGACGGCGAGGGCAACGCGCTTGACCGCCTCAGCGGCTTCAGCCTCGCTGCCCACCGACTCGAACAAGTCGGTCCGCTCAGGGTCGCGAGGTTCAACTAGCCAGCCGTAACTGGTGAACCGAGCCTCAGCCTGGATGCGTCCGCTTCCTTCGATGGAAGCGTTCATATCCAGCACTTGACCGTTGTAGCGGTTGCCGTAGGTGACCATCACGTTAGCCATTGTTCCCTCCTGGGTTAGGCTGCGCCGGGCAGGATCGCCCTACGTTGTGCAGTGTCTTGGCTTGGGCTCCGAGTAGCTGGTGACCGCTCCGTCAACCTTGGCTGTCCGGGTGACCCGTCTTGTTGCCTGTGATTTGAATATAAGCGAATGTCATACATTACGCAAGCGGGAAAACATGCTTGACATACATTTTTCCAAATGTTAGACATTTCGTTGCAAGTAAGTCACAGAAGGACAAGTGAGATGGCTAAACTCGGACGACCCAAAGCAGACCAACCCAAGAACCGCACCGAAATGATCGCGTGCCGAATCACCAAAGAACTCAAGAAGGACGTGGCCAAGCAGGCGCGGAATCAGGGCGAAAGCTTCACCGAGATCGTCAATGTCGCGTTGCAGCAGTACGTCAACCGCCAGGGCGGATACGAGAAGAGGCGGGCCAGCAAATGAAACTTACCACCAGAACACTCGCCCACCGCGTCGAGCAGCGTCTAGAGACGCTGGTGCCAAGCCACATCGTCCGCGTTACACACAACACAACTTCCGGCGTCAAGATCGCCGCCGTCATAGGTGGACACACCAAGGAGTATTCCGGCGGCCTAAGCTGGACGACCTGCGACCTGGCCTGCCAGCAGATCGCCAGAGACTACATCGCCAGCAAATACCCGGAGCAGACCAATGGGTGACTGGCAGCCCATCGAAACAGCACCAAAGGACGGCACGCCGATTCTAGCCATGCAATGGGGTAACGCGCTGCCTGACTACGAGACGACTGTCTATGTGTGCAAGTGGATCAGCAACGAGTTCGAGAACATCATAGCTGGCTACGATTGCAGCCGATGGCATGAACCAACGCTGACCCTCAAGAACCCCCAGCCAACGCACTGGATACCGATACCTCCAGCACCGGAGAAGACCCGTGACAGCTGACATCATAGACCTGTCCGACTACGTCAAAGTCTACACTTGGATCGGCCAAGACCCCGACACCAAGGAATTCTTCGTCATCACCGAAAACGAAGCCGACTCCGAGATACAAGTCGAAGGTCCATTTGACACCGCCGAGGACGCCCAGCGCGCCATGGACGCATGGGCAGAACGCACCCAAGCCATCCGCCACGACGGCAACGAGACGATGCAATGACGTGGAGGACTCGGAAAATGGCCGAATGGACGATTAGCAGAGGTATGGGCAAGTCAGAACTAGAAAAGCTCGACCTGCCTGCATGGGCTCCGCGCGATGTCGTCAACGAGCTGAAAGAGCTCTCCGACAGGACACCGCCCGGCAAGGACCAGGGAACGCTGAACCTCGCCATATTCGAGGTGCAGGAACTCAGGGCCAGCCGAGACGCCTATCTCAGGATCATCAACGAACGACAGGACGAAATCCGACAGCTGAACTTTCTGCTAGATCGAGCACTAGAGAAGATCAATGAAGCCTAAATACTGGACAATCGGCGCTGTCGCCGAGGAGGAGGGACTGATCCCCGAATACGTGCAACAGCGCCAAGACGCCTACAACAGAGCACTTGCCGCCGAACACATGCGCGAAACCCTTGGCATGACATACCGGGAGATGGGAGAAGCGATCGGTGTGTCTGCCGCAAGGGCTCGCGAGTTGTGCGGCAGGGCAAGCCGCCTGCGCAGGGAAAACCGCCTGTCACCTATCGAACATTGGATCAAATACGGATCAAGCTCGCAGCTCGATCCAAACGGCGACAGAGCTCTCGCAAACTCAATCGCACGCCGAGCATGGCACAAGCGAGTCAACATCGAAAAGAGAAGAAGGAAACTGCGAACGGAAGAACTCATGTTGAAACTGCAACAGGAGCTGAGATGATCCGCATCACCCTGGACACGGACGGAAAGCGATATTGGGTCATCCGAGAAACAAGGTGGGGCGAGTGGGAAGCAGATGGACCGTATGAAAGCTTTCCACACGCTCAACAATCGCTGACACAAAAAAGCAACACGCCAAGGCTTGACCGCATACGCCAAATCATTCAAAAGAACATTTGGTGGTGCGTTTGACGCGGGGGAGCCGCCGTGACTCTCGACAGCTTGGTTGCTCAGGCCACGAAATACTTGAAGCAGGGCATCGTCATTGCTCTGCTGTTCGTGTTGGCTGTCACCATCCTTAAAATCTTCGGCGTCACCGTCCCAATCAGAACCCCCGGACACATCGAACTAGCCTATCTTGCGGGGGCATATTGGCTGATCAAGTGACAACATGGCCCGCCGACACCATCGAGCGGAAAAAGGTCAAAGACCTCATCCCCTATGCGCGCAACGCCCGCACGCATAGCGATGCCCAGGTTGCCCAGATCGCCGCCAGCATCCGCGAATGGGGCTGGACGAACCCGATCCTCATAGACGAAACCGGCAACATCATCGCCGGCCACGGCCGCGTCCTCGCCGCCCGCCAACTCAACATCACCGACGTCCCCGTGATGACGGCAACAGGATGGACCGATGCCCAAAAGCGCGCATACATCCTCGCCGACAACCAGCTCGCCCTGAACGCCGGATGGGATACCGAACTCCTCAAGGTTGAAATCGGAGAACTCGCCAGCGAAGGTTTCAGCCTTGACCTCATCGGCTTCGACGACGACTTCCTCGCAAACCTCCTCAACGACCCCACCGAAGGGCTAACAGACCCCGACGAAATACCAGAAACGCCCGAGGAGCCCGTCTCCGTCGTCGGCGATACCTGGATACTCGGAAACCACCGCATCCGCTGTGGCGATAGCACAAACCCCACCGACGTCGATGCCGTCCTCGGCTCCGTCAAGCCCCACCTAATGGTCACCGACCCGCCCTATGGGGTGGAATACAACGCCGATTGGCGCAATGCAGCCTTGGCTGGAAAACCACGAGCGGATGGCAAGAAGGGCGGCGGCGGTAGAGCAATTGGCAAAGTCGAGAACGACGACCGCGCCGACTGGTCCGAAGCCTACGCGCTATTCCCCGGTGACGTCATGTATGTTTGGCACGCCGGCAACAAATCACACGAAGTCGCCCAGTCTATCATCAAATGCAGCTTCGACCTGCGAGCACAGATCATTTGGGCCAAGAACCATCTCGTCATCAGCCGTGGACATTATCACCCACAGCACGAGCCATGCTGGTACGCCGTCAAATCCAGCAAGCAGGGCCACTGGTCCGGTGACCGCAAACAATCCACCGTTTGGAACATTGACAAGCCACGCAAGTCTGAGACCGGCCACTCCACCCAGAAGCCCGTCGAGTGCATGAAACGCCCCATTGAAAACAATTCATCCCCCGGCCAGGGCGTCTACGAGCCCTTCTCCGGCTCTGGAACTACCATCATCGCCGCCGAAATGACCGGCAGACACTGCTACGCCATAGAGCTAAATCCAGCCTACGTAGATGTCGCCGTCAAACGCTGGCAGGACTTCACCGGCCAACAGGCCATCCACGCCGATACAGGCGAAAGTTTTAACGATCGCGTAGAGGCTCAAAATGGAAGAGACGTCGCCGCCTGAACATCCCGAGGATACCGACCCGCCAAAGCGCAAGAAGAAGAACAAAGGTGGGCGCCCAAAGGGAGCAACGAAACTGCAGCACTCTGAGGAACTTGTCCGGCAAATCCGGGGCCTCGGGCAGATTCAATGCACACGGAAGGAAGCGGCGGCAGTACTCGGAGTAAATGAAGACACGTTCAGTAGTTTTCTCCGGCTGCATACGGATTGTTTTGAAGCATTCGAGTACGGGCGCCAAGAAGGCTGCGTGTCTCTACGAAGAACACAGCTCAAAATGGCCGAGTCTAACGCCTCAATGGCCATCTGGTGCGGCAAGCAATACTTGAACCAGTCCGATAAGTCTGAACAGAAGTCCGAATCCAAAGTCGATGCCACGGTGAACGGCGATGCTACGCTCGAACTCATCTACAGCCGAATTGATGGCATCGCTCGACGCCGAGACGAGGAGCCAGATACTTAAGGAGATGTCACCCGAACAGCGCCAGCACATGTTGTTCGACTGGCGTTTCTGGGGACGCAAGGATCAACACGTTCCCGACGGTGACTGGAATAACTGGCTGATCCTCGCGGGCCGTGGTTGGGGCAAAACCCGCACCGGCTCGGAAGCAATCCGCCAGCTTGTGTGTGGGCCAACACCAGAGGCGCCCGGCAAATACAAGCGTATCGCGTTGATCGCCGAGACAGCAGCCGATGCGCGCGACGTCATGGTGGAAGGTGACAGTGGCGTAATAGCAGTGCACCCGGCCGAGTTTCAGCCGGTCTACGAACCATCGAAACGCCGCCTGACCTGGCCCAACGGAGCCGTCGCTACATTGTACAATGCCACCGAACCAGATCAGCTTCGCGGGCCGCAGCACGATCTTGCCTGGTGCGACGAGCTGGCGAAGTGGCGATATGCGGCTGAAACATGGGACATGATGCAGTTCGGCCTGCGTCTCGGCGAGCACCCGCGTGTCATTATAACGACGACGCCGCGCCCGCTCCCGATCGTCAAGCGCCTGATAGCCGACCCGGACACGATCGTCACCCGTGGCAACACCTACGACAACAAGTCGAACCTGGCGCCGTCATTCATCAAGTCGATTGAGGCACGCTATGAGGGAACACGCCTCGGCCGCCAAGAGATCAGCGCCGAAGTCCTTGATGACGCACCCGGCGCGCTCTGGTCTCGATCCATGCTCGATGAAAAGCGTGTGAAGCCTCAAGACCTGCCAGACATGCAGCGCGTCGTCGTCGCCGTTGACCCGGCAGCCGAAGGTACCGAAGACGGGCACAGTGAGACAGGCATCATCGCCTGTGGGCTTGGCGTCGATGGTCGCGGCTATGTCCTCGATGACCAATCTTGCCGGCTGTCGCCACTCGGCTGGGCCAGGCGCGCGATCGCAACCTATGACCTGCATTCCGCGGACTGCATCGTTGCCGAGCTGAACCAGGGCGGACAGATGGTCGTCCAGACCTTGCGCTCTGCCCGTGACGGTATTCCGATCCGCGAAGTCCGCGCCAGCCGAGGGAAGGTGACCCGCGCCGAGCCGATCGCTGCGCTGTATGAACAGGGCCGCATCAGCCATGTCGGCAGCTTTCCAGAGTTAGAAGATCAGCAAGTTTTATTTACCGCATACGGAATAGAAGGGGATGGTTCGGCTGACCGCGTTGACAGTTTAGTGTGGGCTCTGACTGAATTATTTCCAAGGATTGTGCGTCGAGACGATACACAAGAATGGAACTACAAAGAATTTGGCTCAATGCAGGGCGGGGGATGGATGGCATGACGGAAAAGATGCCAACGCGCGGCATGAGTTTGGCGCAGCGCATAGACTATTACACCGACAAGACTGGCGATTGCTGGAGCTGGAAGGGGGTTAAGTTCCCGAACGGTCGGGCGCAATTGCATTGGGAAGGTAAGACGCAATCGGCCACGCGATTGATCATGCGGGAGCGAGTGGGCCGCAAGCTGGCTACAAACGAATTTGTCTGCCATTCGTGCGACAATCGTTGGTGTGTCAACCCCGACCATTTGTTCGTCGGCACGCCAAAGGAAAACAGCGAAGACATGGTTAGCAAGAACCGATCTTGCATTGGCGAGCGCAATCCCATTTCAATTTTGACCGAACAGGAAGTGAAGCGAATCAAGAGGTCACGACTTCCGCAAACAACGCTTGCACGCAGATACGGCGTATCAAAGCACGCCATTTGGCGGATTGTGCACGGCAAGAACTGGGCTCATGTCGATGGCTGAACCCAAGCGCCAGTGGACCTACATTCCGCCAGCCTGGACCGGCACGCAGGTCGAGGGCACCGGAATGCTGCCGTTTGGCCGCTACAGGATGCCCGACGGCACCGAGCAGGTCAGCTTCGGTCTGCCGCAGCCGCTCCTCGATGCCGTGCGCGCTGTGGGCTATGCCGGCGGTCGGGAACAAGACCCGGCAGCGCCGCAAGGCTACGTGAGCCAGAACGCATTGCAGCGTGGCGCCGAGGGACTGGCAGGGTCGGCAGCGGTTGGATCGCTAGGAGTTAGAGCGCCGAGGGGTGCGCTGCGGTCTGGTGCCGCGAGGAATGCCGGCGATCGCATACGGGCAAGCAATCCAGCTGGCTATGTTTCAGGACGAGGCGGTCCCGATCCCCAGATCACGCAATCGCAAGTCCTAGAATCGGCACGCGGCCAAGGGCTCGGCGGGCAGCTCTATCGCCAATGGGCAGAGGAAGCTGGCGTACCATTTCGCTCGGACAAGTACGTCTCGCCTGATGCCCAGGTGATCTACGACAAGATGTTCCCGAAATACGGGTACAACGTCATTGAGAACCCGGCAGCCGTTCGAGCAAAGGACGGCACGCTGTACGTTCCGGGCAATCAAGAACGCGGCCACGTCTACCGCGTCGAGCCTCCCGGCATGAACTCCACCGAATTCTACGCCAACCCGCTCGCCGGTGCCATCCCGCTTGCATGGAGAACAAACGAGGATGAGCGATAATGGCTGACCTCAACCGCGACACCGAATCCGACAAGCCCGACGTGGTGACCAAGGTCCGCCGCTGCCTTGCCGATGCCTACGAGCACGACCGCGACAACCGGGTGGAAGCGAGCGAAGACCTGAACTTTTTGGCCGGCAACCAATGGCCGGACACCGTCCGCCGCCAGCGCGAGATGGAAGGCCGGCCGACACTCACCATCAACCGCCTGCCGCAGTTCGTCCGCCAAGTCACCAACGACATTCGCCAGGCTGACGTTTCCATTCGCGTTCGCCCGACCGATGGCGCCGTGCTCCGCGCTGAGCGTGTCCGCAATCTGGATCAGGAGCGCAAGGCGCTCGAAAGCAACCAGCCCCAGGCATCGCAACAGAAGCCGATGCTGATGGCTGACGTGATGGATGGCCTGATCCGCGAAATCCAGTATCAGTCCAGCGCCTCGCACGCCTACGCCACCGCCGCCGAGCATCAGGTTAGCTGTGGCATTGGTCATTTCCGCCTGATGACCGACTACGTGTCCGACACGTCTATGGACCAGACGATCCGCATCAAGCCGATCCAGCGGCCTCTGAGCGTCTATTGGGATCCGGCAGCCGTCGAGATCGATCGATCGGATGCGCGGTGGTGCATCGTCACGGACCTGCTGCCGGAGAAAGAATTTAAGGAACGCTACCCCGACGCCAAGCCGACCGATGTCGAGCACTTCGAGGAGCGATCAAGCGAACTTTATTGGACGCGAGGCGACACGGTTCGCATTGCCGAATACTGGCACAAGACACCCGTGACGAAAGAGCTGGTGCAGATGCCCGGCGGCGAAGTGATTGAGCTGGGCAAGTTCTCGAAAGCCGACAGGGCTATCATCGACGAGGAGATTGCCGCCAATGGCTTGCAAACCCGGAAAGTCCAAACCCATAAGGTCGAGCACTACATCGTCAGCGGCGTCGAAATCCTCGAAGGGCCAAAAGAGTGGCCCGGCTCAGACATCCCGATCATCCCGGTCATCGGCTCGGAAATACCGGTAGACGACAAGGTTTTGCGGCATGGCCTGATCCGGTTCGCGCGCGATCCGCAGCAGCTCTACAACTTCGCGCGCACGAGCGCCGCTGAGAGCATGGGGCAGGCGCCGCGATCGCCTTGGCTCGTCACGCCGGCGATGATCAAGCCTTTTAAGGACGTGTGGGATTCGGCACACAAGGCGCTCCGGCCCTATCTGCCGTACATGCCGGACCCGGACCAGCCGCAAGGCCCGATTCGTCAGCCGCCGCCCGACATCCCGATGGCCTACTTTCAAGAGAGCCAGATCGCCGACGGGGACATCAAGGCAAGCGTAGGCATCTATGATCCACAGCTTGGCGAGCGGTCATCAGAGAATAGCGGCAAGGCCATCTTGGCACGTGAAGCCCAAGGCGATACGGGCACATTTCACTACTCGGACAACCTCAAGCGCGCTTTGGAGTTTGCTGGCCGCCAGCTCGTGGAGTTGATCCCGCGTGTGTTCGATAACGAGCGTGTGATCAGGATTTTGGGCGAGGATGACGCTGAATATTATGTGCCGATCAACCAGGCGGCCGGCTACGACGAAGCTGGCGAACCCGTCTACATCAACGATCTGAGCCAGGGACACTATGATTGCCGGGTGACCATCGGGCCGAGCTACAGCACGAAGCGCGCCGAGGCTGCCGAGTCGATGTATCAATTTATCCAGGCTTACCCGCCGGCGGCTCAGATCGCTGGCGACCTTATTGCGAAGGCCATGGACTGGCCCGGCTCTGACGCGATCGCCGAACGTCTCAAGCGGTCGATCCCGCCTGAAATCCTCGGCGAAGACGCCCCGCAACAGCAGCCCGACCCGATGCAGGAAGCGGCGGCACAGCTCCAGATGAAGGGCGCCGAAGCCGAGATTGCGCTCAAGCAGGGCCAGGCTGCCAAGGCTCAGGCGGACGCCGAGAAGACGCAAGCCGACACGCAGAAGATCATGGTGTCGATCCAAGAGCTAATGGCCAAGATGGACCTCATCTTTGCCCAGACCGGACACACCTACGCGCAGACCGAAAAGACTGCGATGGAAACCGAATTGGCCCCCGCCGAGCTGGTCATGAAGGGCGAGGATACGGCCGAAGAATTTGCTCTCAAATACCGGGAGCAAGACCTGCGACGCGATGAGCGCCGCGAAAGTACCAATGGAGGGGAATCCAATGGCAGAGAATGAGTATGCCAACCACGAGCTGTTTCAGCAGACCGAAACCGCTCCACCGCCGGAAACGGCGCCAGTGCAGCAGCCGCGTGACGATAGCGGTCGCTTTGCGTCCAAGAGTGACGAGTCCGCCCCCGAGAGCGACGAAAATCTCGAAGCGGTAGCCGAAGAAGAGGCATCCGAAGACCCCGCCGCCCAAGAGGCTGGCGACAGTGAAGTAGACGAGCAAGAGGACGAAGCGCGCGAAGACCGCCCGAAGCCCCGTCGCAAGGCATCGGAACGGATTTCGCAATTGACGGCCCAAAGGAAAGAAGCCGAGGCCCGCGCACAGCAAGCAGAGCAGGAGCTTTACGAGCTGCGCGAATACCTGCAACAGCAGGTTGATCCGAACCTAGAGTTCGAGGACCCGGCACGCTTTCAACAGGAGACCGTCAGACGCGCACTGGCCGAGCAACGCGCTCATGATACCGCTCTCACACGACAGAGGTCGCAGGAGGCGCAGATCGAGGCCGACCGGGCGATGTTCTTCGAACGGCTTGAAGATGTGCGGGATCAGCTCCCGGACTTCGAGCAGGTCGTTCTGAACAACCCGTCATTGCCGATTGATGCCGACATGGTGTCCTTCTTCGCTGAGTCAGAAGTTGGTCCCCAGATCGCGCATCACCTCGGCAAGCACCCGTCCCTGGCTCAGAGAATTGCGGCGATGCCACCCGCCCGGAAAGGCGTCGAACTGGCTCGGCTGGAAAGCAAGCTATCGACTCCACCACCGAGGCGGACAACCAAAGCACCGCCCCCGCCCCGTGCGATCCAGGCTTCGGGATCAGCCGGCGTATTCGACCCGCAACGGTCGTCCGTCGATGATTTCAAATCCTTGATCTACGGCAAGCGGGGCTAAATCAGGACGATAGGAAATGGCGAATACAACGCTTACCGCCTCCATCGTTGCCAAGGCCGCACTCGCGATCCTGGACAACGAACTGGGCTGGCTCAAGAAGCTGTACAGGGCTCACGAGTCGGAATTCTCGAACCGCGTCAACGGGTACAAGATCGGTGACACGATCAGCATCCGCCGGCCGGCAGACTTCGTCGTGCGTTCCGGCGCCACGATGGACCTGCAAGACGTGATCGAGGGCAAGACGACCCTGACCGTCGATCAGCAGATCGGTGTGGATTTCAGCTTCAACAGTCAGGATTTGACGCTGGAAGTTACCGACCTGGCAGAGCGTGTCATGCGGCCAGCGATGACCAATATTATCAACTACATGGCCAACGACGTTGCAACGCAGATGTACCAGGGCATTTACAACTGGGTCGGCACGCCTGGTAACGAACTCGGCTCTTATGCCGAATTCGCGCTTGGGCCGGAACGGTTGGATGAAATGGCTGTGCCGATGTCGGATCGCTGTGCGCTCCTGTCACCGGCTGACCATTGGGGCCTCGTCGGCAACCAAACGACCTTGTACGTCGAAGGTTTGGCCCGGTCTGCCTACTCCAATGGCAGCCTTGGCATGATCGGCGGCGTGGACACGTATATGTCTCAAGTCACGCCGACGCACACCACCGGCTCGCGCACGGCTTCCACGCCGCTGACCGACGGTATTAACCAGAATGTCAGCTATGACACGGCCAAGAACACTTGGACGCAGACGCTGATCACGGATGGCTGGGCATCAAGCACGACCATAAAGGCAGGGGACGTATTTACCTTGGACGGAGTATATATGGTCAACCCCAAGACCAAGCAGTCCACGGGCATCCTGCAACAGTTCGTCTCGACCACCGATGTGACGGCGGATGAAACGACCTCCAACGACACCACGCTCACGATCTCGCCCCCGATCATCCTTTCGGGTCCGCATCAGACCGTGACGCTTTCGGGTGTCTCGACGACCGATGGTCTGACGATCACCCCGGTCGGCACGGCATCGACCGCGTACAAGCAAAACATGGTTTTCCATAAAAACTGCATGGGGCTTGCGATCGTGCCGCTGGAAATGCCGCAGGGCGCCGTCAACGGGGCTCGGGAGTCGTACAAGGACATGAGCGTGCGCGTTGTCCCGGTCTACGACGGCGTGAACGATGTCAGCAAATGGCGTCTCGATCTGCTCTATGGGCGCAAGTTGCTTGACCCGCGCCTGGCTACCCGTCTCAGCTAACAGGAGAATTGATCATGGCTGTGCACTATCTCGATGACGGCAATGACGATGGCACCTGCCTCGGGCAGGCCGCCACGTCCAAGGTCGGATTTTTCGGCACCACGCCGGTGGTTCAGCAGGCAATCACTGCTGTGGCCACGGCTACTGCCACCACGACCATCAACGAGGCCCGGATCGCGCGCATTGAAACGGCGCTCGTCAATCTCGGCCTCATCACTACGGGTGGTTAATGTCCTTCCTTTACTGGACAGATGATCAGGGAGTGGCGAGCGGGCAGAAAATTTTGCTCGCCACCACCGCCTATGACAGCCCGGACGCATCGCACACGGCATCGATAGCCCATGCCCGTGCGGCGCTGTCCGAGGCTGGCATCGGGTCAGCGTATGCGTTGTTGAGTGGTAACTGCCACGTCGATGATGCCCGCAACACGATCGTCGCGGACTTCCTGCGCTCGGACTGCACGGACCTGGTTTTCGTTGACGCCGACGTGTCGTTCACGCCGGACCAGCTCGTGCGGCTGTGCACCCATGAGAATGTGGATGTCGTCGGCGGGATATATCCCAAGCGTGCCACTGGACACCGTGACATGCCGGTTCGGATGCTGCCGGACGTGTTGATCCCGGATGGTCGCGGCCTGCTCGAAGTCGAAGGCTTGCCGACCGGGTTCATGCGCATCCGGCGCACAGTCCTCAAGACGCTTGCAGGCGCTTCGCAGACCTTCCGTAAAGACCTGACCGTTGTGCCGATCATATTCGAGCGCACGTACATCGACGACATGGGCCGCGTTGGCGGCGACATCAATTTCTGCCTGAAGGCAGCCAAGGCAGGTTTCAGCCTGCACGCCGACTGCGAGCTTCGCCTCGGGCACGCAGCCAAGGTGATCGTCAAAGACAGCCTTGGCGCGTATCTCAGGCGCCAGAGCGGCAAGACGCTGGAATGGGTGACAGATCGCATTCGTGACGGGAGATGGCAGCCGGAAGACTTCGACGAGGCGGCGCAAGCTGTCGGCAACGAATGGGTAGCACCTCCCGAATCATTGATCGCAGCCATCAAAGTGCTGGAAGCCGAGCCTGGGCACGTACTGGAAACCGGAAGCGGGCTATCAACAGTCCTCATGGCAGCCGCTATTCCAGGCAACTACGTCTATTGCCTCGAACATGATCCGATCTATGCCGAGATGACGAAGCGGCTGGCTCGCCAAGCTAACGTCACCAACATCGGCATATGCCTGGCACCGATAGACCCGGCAACGGGATGGTACAATACAGCAGACATGGAGGGCTTGCCTGATAGGTTCCGGCTTGGGTTCTGTGATGGACCGCCTCGGACATTCGGCAGCCGGATGCGGTTCTTTTCCGGCGGATACGCCAACGCCTGTGATGTCGTCATCGCCGACGACGCACTGACGGACGGCTATCCACGGTTCTTGATGGACTGGTCGCGAGGGGCGGCTCGGGACATCGCCTTCGAGGGGAGTATAGCAATTGTCAAATGAGGGGAAATACGTCTGGATTGCCATACCGGCATACGGGGCCACGGTCACGTGCCTGACGATGAAATCCATCGTCTACGACATGTTCCCGATGGTTCTGGCTGGGCACAAGGTCAAAATCTTCGACGAGTGCGGTCACGCCGACATCTATTCCTTAAGGGCTCAGATCGTCGCGCACTTCCTGGCCGATCCTGACAAGCCAACTGATCTGGTGTTCGTTGATTCGGATGTCGGCTGGCCGGCCGGATCGCTGCATAAGCTCTTGGACCACGACGTTGATCTGGTCGCGGGCGCCTACCCCAAGCGGGATTACCCAATCCAGTTCATGTTCAGGAGTGAACAAGACCTCGGGCCGGATGGTCATCAGCAGATGATGGGCGATCCCGAAACGGGGCTCGTCGAAGTCTGGGGGATGCCGGGTGGATTCATGCGGTGCACGCGCAGCATGTTGGAAACCATGTGGAACCACTACGAGCCTGAACTCGGCATCTACGACCGCGCGGTGCCGGGCGAGAAGACGGTCCGCATGTTCGACCCGCTTCGGTTCAAGGACGAGCAGGGGCGGCTGCATTCACTATCGGAAGACTACGCATTTTGTCAGCGGTGGCGCGATCTTGGGCACAAAGTCTGGATGGATGCATCCATACCGATGGCCCACATCGGCACACACGCTTTCCAAGGGTGCCTCGGCGAATGGCGGGGCGTTGATCAAAGAGAGGCAGCAGAATGAGCGAAGATTTTTCAAAGATGGACACGGGCAAGTTCAAGCGGCAGTTCCGCGAAAGCAGCGGTTGGCCGAACGTGCAGCAAGAAATCGACGAGCGGCGCGGCATCGCCAAGGCTAACGCCAAGGAAGCGGCCATGAAGGAAGCCGGCGCGAAGCTGGCCGAAGCCGCCAAGCGTGGCCCCGGTCGCCCGCCAAAATCGAGCTATGAGGACTGATGTTCGGCTTTTGGGCCATAGGGCAACAGGCGCTCGGCGCGGTGGATGATGTCCCCTCCGCTCCTGCCGTGACGAGTCCTGTCTACACCGCGAACCTTGTGCTTTCGGGCACGGGGTTCGCGGTGACCTTGGGTGACACCCTTTCTGGCGAGGGGTTCACCCTCAACGTTAACACGGGATCAAGCGGGACGGGAACAGCGTTGACGTTGGACACCGAACTTACAACCCAAACGGATTAGACCATGGCCACAACCCGCGAAATCGTCACCCGTGCGCTGCGCCGCATCCGCATGGTGGACATCGTCGAAAGCCCGCCGAGCGAGTTGATGGGTCACGCCATTGACGTGCTCAACGATATGATCACGGGTTGGGAGCGGGGCTTGCAGACCGAAACCGTGACCTTGACTGGCAACACGCAGAACGGCAGCCGCACGGTTAGTGACCTCGACAACTCGACCAACCTATACAATGCGCGCGCGATCGTTCCAGGGACCAACGTATCCGGCACCGGGATCGCGTCTGGAACGACGGTGTTCGCGATCATCGACAAGGACAGGATCGAGTTGGACACGGCGGCGACGGCAAGCGGCACGGGTGTCAGTCTATCGTTCACGCCGATTCCGTTTGATGATAGTCTAACCGAAGCACTTGTATCTGTTCTTGCGGTGCGTCTGGCCGAGGATTTTGGCCAGCAAGTCGGGCCGATTCTTGCGCGCGATGCGCGGCGTGGCCAAGCCGAAATAGACGGCGCGTTCTTGTACATCCCAACAGTTGATCAGGTTGATAGAGCCCTCGTCGAAGTGCCTTCGAGCAGGTTCTACGACGGCAGCGACGACATCGTGAACGGATAGGACAATGGCAACAGCATCTAGCATGGTTTCCGTTAGCCAAGAGGGCTGGACGGAAGTGGCATCCGCCTCGGGCGCGAACCGTATCGTTACGGTCGAACTGCTGCGCGGCAAAAACATGCGGTTTGCATCGGATGATGCCTCCGCGAACATCCCGGCAGGCTACACGGGGCAGGAGTTTGTCACGCTCGCCAACCCGGTGGCGACGGTGCTGGTCGAGGACGGCGAGAAGCTGTTCGCGAAGTGCCCCTATCCTAATGCCCTCCTGGCGGTCTGGGCGCGAGACGAAGCCTAATGACAACAGCTCTCGCCAACATCGCCCGCATGACGACGGCAACGACCGGATCAGGCACGATCACGCTTGGTTCGGCTGTTGCCGGCTATCTGACGTTCGCCGACGCTGGCATCAGCAACGGCGACGTTGTCACGTATGCGATCGAGGAGGGCGACGAGCGCGAAGTCGGCCAGGGCACGTATTCCAGCACCGGGCCGACGCTGACACGAACCACGGTCTACAGCTCGACCGCGTCCGGCAGCCAGATCAGCCTGCTAGGCGCCGCCGAGGTGTTCATCACGCTTGCGGCCGAGGCCAACGGCGGGATTACGGTCCCCTACGTCAACACGACGCGCGGTTCCATCAAGATCACGAGCTACATGACCACGAGCAGCAGCTACGTGGATCAGAGCACGCAGCTCAAGCAGGCATTCATCGACTTCTTCGACGAGGACGTGACGCATCTGGACTTCGAGGGCCAGATGGTCGGGATTTCGAGCCAGATTGAGCTGATTTGCGGTGTGGACGGGTTCACGAGCACGCCATCGGCGCCGAAGAACTTCTCAAAACGGATTGTCAACGGCGGCATTCGCTGGCTCGGCCCGGACGCGGCTGGAACCTCGATGCTGTCGATGACGTGCCCGGTGGCGATTTCGTCTGAGGCGGCATTCAAGGAGCCCGGTTTCGAGTCGTTTCGGTTTGACGCCGGCGGCGGCGGCACCGGCTACAACATCAATTGCCTCGAAATCTCGAACTTTTATCATGCCAAGTTCAAGGACTGCATGTTCATCGACTTCGGCACCGAGATCGGGGTGTTTCTGTCCTCTCAGGACAATAACGGATCGTATACCGACGACAACGGCGCGACGTTCGAGTCATGTCGGTTCGCCTGCATCAATGGCACGCAGCACAGCGGCACGCCGATCCGTGCCTACTGCGGTGACATCCTCGTGGAGGGCGGCTGGTCAGACTTCACCGGCCCGATGGACTTTCATATTGGTTCGGTGACATTGGACCGTGTTCATTTCGTCAACAACCTCGGGACTCCAGATAACCGGCGTTACGCCGCGATCTTCCGCGATCCCCGCGCGATCACATTGCTAAACAACGACGTAGACGGCGGCGTCTTCAAGTTCACGAATGCGGGCTATCTGGACAGCTCTGGCATCACGGCGAACTCGCCAACGCACGGCGCCGAGACTTCATTCCGCAACATCATCGTTGCCCACAACCGGATCGAGGGCTATGCGCCGATTACCAGCGGCGAGGGCGTGATCACGTTCGAAACCGAGAATGCATCAACAACGCTGACGGGTGGTATCTCGATCGTCGATAACGTTTCAACGCAGTTCGATCAGGGCGACAACGCGACACCATTCTTGAAGGTCATCGAGACCGGCAGCGGGGAGTTTACGTCCCTGTCGGGCGTCTATCGCTACGTGGACGCTTTCGGGAGCACGCCTGGCGATACCGACTTCGGGGCGAGCGCCTTGGGCGTATCAAGCGGGACGCGGTTCTATTCCGACGACCAAGACGCCACGATGACGGGCGATCTGACAGTGGCCGGCGCCACCACGCTTGCGGGCGCCTCGTTCGGATCAACGACGGCATCAGGCGCGACAGACCTTTCCGAGCATCTCGCGCTGTTCGGCACGACCTATGGCTTAAGCGTTACGTCGAACAACCTGAACCTGGTTGCAAACAGCACGAACTCGCTTTCGGTTCGTTCCAGTGGTGTTGACAGCAAGGTTCAGCACAACTTCGGGTCTGTGTTGAGCCTTACCAACGATTACACGATTGCAACGCTTCCCGGCAGCCCGACGGGGGGCATGATCGCTCGCGTGACAGACGGTGACGCGGCGTTGACGCATGGCCAGACGGTGGTGAACTCGGGCGCCGGCGCGACACCGTATCTGGTCTGGTACAACGGCACGAACTGGACGGTGATTGGCATCTGATGGGCGAACTCGTTCCTATATCTCTGCCGTCAGCGCAGAACCAGTCCCGCAGTGGGCTCGTGGCCTCAACCACGCTGGTCAACTGCTACAGGGAAACGGAAGGCGGGGACGCCAAGAACCAGTTTTCGCTGGTCGCCGTCAACGGGTGGGAAGACTACGCGACCCTGACCGGATCGACCGGCGGCGTCCGCGCGATGATCAACCTCGACAACGAACTCCTCGTCGTATCGGGCCGGCAGGTCTATGCGGTGTCGCCCGCGCAGGATGTCACGTTGATCGACGGTTTGCCGTCGGACGGCTACGTCACGATGGCGCGCAACCGCCAGGCGCCTGATCCGCAATGCGTGATTGTCGCCGATGGCTCATGGTGGATTTATCAGTCCGGCGTGCTGACCGAAGGCAGCGACCCAGACCTCGAATCGCCGATCTTCGTGACGCAAAAGGACGGTTACTTCGTATTCCTGTCAGAGTCGGGCCGGTTCACGATCTCCGGGATTGACGACACCACAATCGACGGGCTCGACTTCGCAAATGCCCAGACGAGCGCCGACAAGGGCGTGGCGCTGGCCACCCGAGGCACCGACCTGTTGATCTTCGGCGAACGGTCAACGGAATTCTGGGTCAACACGGGCAACGCCGACTTTCCGTTCGAGCTGCAAGCGTATCGCGGATATGGCTGCTATGCCGCCGGCTCCGTCGATGAGATCACGGCCCTGGTCGATGGCCGGATGGTCGATAGCGTGATCTGGGCCGCGACGGACGAAAACGGCAAGTTTACGGGCGTCTATCTTCTGGCCGGATATGAGGCCAACAAGATCAGCACTTACGAGATAGATCGCGCGGTTGAAGCTGATGCGAACCCCGCCGGCATTCGAGGTTTTGCGTGGAGTGAGAACGGGCACGTGTTCTATACGATCACGGGCTCGACCTACAGCTACACCTTCGACACGGTGGAACGATCATGGCACACCCGCAAATCCCGCACCTATTCGTACTGGCGCGCCTGCGCTCACGCGACTTTCAACGGCGAGAACATATTTGGAGACTGTATCTCGGACTCGTCCGGCGCCTACCTCTACCGGTCGGATATTGATCTCTATCAGGCGGATGGTGAGTCCATTCAGATGGAGGTCCAAGTCCCGATCACGCACGCCTTCCCGTTCGAGATGAGCTTGAACCGAGTGCTGCTCGATGCGGTGACCGGCGTCGGATTGAATTCGACCGATGACGACCTGGCAAGCCCCGAAGTCGTGTTTTCGGTCAGCCGAGACGGCGGCAAGACGTTCGGCACCGAGCGCCATCGAACGGTCGGCGCCCAGGGCCAGACCTTGCAAACCATTCAGTGGTGGGGCTGCGGCCCGATCCCGAGGCAAGGTGCTGTGCTCAAGTTCGCGTATTCGCCCGGCGTCAAGCGGATCATGATGGGTGTCGCGGTTGACATCGAAAGGCGGGCCGCATGACCGCCAACGTCCCACCCGAGGCATCCAGCCGCGTCGTTGACAGCAACGGCAGGATCGACCCCGTGTGGAACAAGTTTCTGCGGGAGATTTGGCGCCTTGGCAAGACACTGACGGAAACGACAGGCACGCTGTCGAGCGGCAAGGCTGCGGCGTCTCAGACGTGGTCGAGTGGCGTCCTGATCGAAGTGCCAGCCGACAAGGCTTATAACTTCCCGAGGGTGGGCCACGACGGCACGATTGATGAAATCACGGTTGTCACCACAACCGGAACGTGCACGGTCACGATCTCTATTGACGGCAACCCGCTGATCGACGGGGCATTGAGTGCATCAACAACGCAGAACACGGAGACTTACACGCAAGGCAACGAGCTGTCCGCCGAGCAGGACATCACGATCACGGTTTCATCGGCGAGTGCGCCGGAGAATCTGTCCGTGACGCTGCGGGGAACAAGGACGTTCGCGACATGATGCTTCTCACCGTCATCGGCGGCCAGCGCCTCCCGGACCTGCAATTCACAGACTCGGCAACGTCCGGGACCGACAACACGACGATCACGTATTCGGATCGCGCCATTGGTGACGAGCCGGTGACGGGTGATCGGCTGGTTGTGGTGACGCTGGGCGCCTCGATTGCGACCCTGGCCACCTCCATGACGATTGCGGGTGGTGCTGCAACTCAGATTGCATGGGTGCGGCCCAATACGAACGACCTAGCTGCAATCTATGCGCGGGTGGTCAACAGCGGAACGACGGCAACGATCGAGATCACCAGCGCCAACAACTTCATCACAACCGGCATTGGCGTTTATGCGCTCTACAACCTGGAATCGACGACCGTCCGAGATACGGACACGGGAACAGGTTCGCAGTCGGTAACGGTCCTCGATAGCAGTGTGGCGATTATGTCGCTATACGGCGCTGGCACTGGCGTAATTAGCGGACTGACCACGCTAAACCTTGACTATTCTGATACAAACGAGGGTGTGCGATTTGCCTCTGCTTCGGGCGAAGAACTGAGTTCAGGTACGCTCACCGAAAACCCAACCAACGGGAACGCTGCCCGTTGTCTCGCGACCTGGAGATAATCGATGTTCGGTGACTTTCTCAATCCCGGCAAGAGCGACATCAGCAAGGGGTATCGGCAATATCGCAACTATTTGCGAGCTGGTCGCGATCAGGCGCAGCCCTACTTCGAAGAGGGCTACGGCGCCGCGATCGAGGGGCTTGACCCTTACACGCAGTCGGGCGCTGCCGGCCAGGGGATGTATGCCGACCTCCTTGGCATCAACGGGATGGAAGCGCGCGACGCGGCGCAGAACCTGCTGATGTCGGACCCGGCTAACTCGGGAATGCTTGCACAGGACCAGAACGCGGTTGCACGGGCCATGAATGCGCGTGG